AATCAAATCATCATTTTTCTGATTAGTATTTTTTTTTATCCATTCAACTTGATTTAAAATAGGTAGAGACTTGAATTGTTCCGCATCGCTTCCAAAAATATGTTTTCCGAATATTTCCATATTGTTTAAAATTAAAAAATGCAACCAAAATTAATTGATTGCATTCTCATTCCTATACTACAAATGTAGTGAATTATTTTAACTATGCAACTGGCGTAATAGCAGAGGTGGCTCCCTTATAATATTTAGAGCCTATTTTCGCTACTGCAATAGTATTTGTAGAATCGTACAACGAAACTACAATACTTGAACTAGTCGTAATAGTTGCTGTCGGTTCATATTCATACTCTTCGGTTGTTGCGTTATACGTTAATGACAAAGCCGTAATAGTATCTGAAACGCCATCTACATAACTTTTTAAATTAGCAATAGCAATACCGCCCAAAACACTCGCTCCATTCATTGCGTATTTAGCTTTGAAGTAAACTTTACCATCTGAAACATCTGCACGCCCAGTCATTACAATATCAGTAATAGGAAACAAATTGTTTGCATTGAATCCTAAAACTGATTTATCAATAACTGCCGTGTTAAGGTTGTATTCATCAGTAGAAGTAAGTTGTACTACTGTGTTTACATAACCGCTTACTGAACCGTCAGTATGCATAAATGTACCGGTATTTAACATTCCTAAAGAATAACCGCTAAACGTATTACCATCCAAAGCACCCGCAATACTTCCGTCTTCAAATACTAACAAAAGTTTGTAAGATTGAAAGCTATTCATTGAATACAATGCACGTGCGTACGCCCATCCTTTTAAGAACTTGAAAGTAAACATTGGTAATCCGTTACGAACTACTGACATAATACCTCCTTGATATTCCTCTGTAGTTGGCTCTGGTGTACCGTTCACTACTTCAACCGCTCCAAGTATTGGTATAAATGTACCGTCTTGAATAAGGTCGTTAACAGTAGCTTGGTCGATTGTTCCGCTTGTTGTGTCAATTGTCCAATCAGGCGCAACTGCAATCATACCTGTTATTCTACCGTTGTTAATAACACAATCTGGAACTCCTAAGTTCTTTGTAGTGTTGTTACAATTTTTTTGATTTATTAAAACCATAATTTTTTATTTTTTAATTGTTAAAATCTATTTGTTGAACACAACTTGATACACCGCTAAACGTTAAATCTATATCTAAAACAATCGCATTGCAGATGTAAACTAAACTTTTATCTACCTCACGCATTGAGTAATTTTTTACCCTTTGTGAGTTAAAATTATTATCGTTTATTCTACTTATTCCGCTTTGCTGAAATGCTTTTAATAAATTGTCGCATATAGGTTGTAATATCAATTTGTAATCGTATTCGTGTTGGTATGGGTTAAACTCAGTTGGCGCTTGGCTTTCGTGTAAGATTACTATTCTAGCATTTCTTTGTACGCTTGGTTCTCTTAAATCATTCTTGTCTTGACCTTCAACAAGCCAAATCAAAGGAAAGCTTAGTTTTCCATTCAAAGTAAGATAATTTGCCAAAACAGTTTCAGTTCCCCAATCAAACTTAATAGAAGATGAAATACTTCCAACTGTAATGCTAGGTAATGCCTCAACTAATCTAGCTAATTGGTCTTCAAAAACTATCATATTCCGAATGAGTTTTGCGTTTCGTAAATCAAAAATTTAGCTATATCTACATCAGGAAAATCAGCTGCTTTGTCTACTAAATATTTATACAGACTTACATTAATACTATCCTGATTACCAAACCAATCAATAAAAATACCATCTACAATAGGCTCTTTTAAATAACCGCCTTGATATTGTTTAATAAAGTTTGCGTTTGCATTAGCTATTTTGTATTTAGGACTTATTAATACTGATTTCTCTGGGTTGCCTTGTGTGTTGCCAACTCCTGTTAATCGTTCGTTTGATTGAACTAAAAACTGTTCCAATATTCGATAAGCAATCAAAGAATAATCATAATTCAAACCATTCCAAACTTTATCATCGTACTCGTCCCCTTGTACCAACTTTTTATAAGAAGCGTATAGCGGATCATCAATATCCGCTAACGCTAATTGAAGTTCATTGTAAGTTGTTAAACCTAATGCATTCAATAAAATTGACTTCTCTACTTTCTGACATAACAAAGTTAACTCCTGTTGTGTGTTTGGAGTTTGTAAGCTAGGATTAGCAACTACCATTTCGACACTCAAAGGAATGTTTAATTCATTAGCTTTTTGAAAGTATGTTACATCAATTATTTGAGGCATTATTTTTCTTTTTTAGATTTAACTTCTTTAGCTTTTTCTTCTGTATATTTTGCTACTTTATCAACGTGAACTAATTGACTTGCGAGTTGTTTATCACAAAGCCAATTATCGCCTTTCTTTTTAGTAGCGAAGTCTTCTGTAAAAACAACTTCAACTTTCATATTACGTTGCTAAAGTTGTTAACGCTGCGCTAATAGAAGTTACTTTTGCAAAACCACCTTTATCAGCAGCTCTAATTAAGAAAGCTAAACGTTTTCTTGCTTTCAAAGTCATTTCATCCTCTACAAATTGAGTTCCTGAATAACCTTTAGAAATTTCAATACCCGCTTTTTCGTAGATTCTAGCAAAACGATTATCACCAACTACCATTGTGTTAGCTGTAACAGCATTACACTCGATAACTGTAATTCCAGCTACATTTGAACCATCTCTTGAAACAAAAGGAGGTATCATATAGTTTTCGTTGGCGTCTTTTTTCAATTTCATTTTATTGATGTCAGAAATATTCATAACCGCAAAGTTAGGAGTGTATTTAGAACCCCCTGTCAAAGTGATAGCCTCTGATACTTTTACAAGTAAATCGTAAATGTTAGCATCTGAAATTCCACTAGCAACTGGAGTAAATGCGTTTACAGAAGCTACTAAACCTGTAATTGTGTTACCAGCACCTGTAGCATTGATTACATCTGTATCAACTTTAATAGCTACGTTTGTTTCTAAGAACATTCCTAATTCAGCAGCAAACATTTGAGCATCTTCAAAGAACTCTTCTGTTACTGGCAAAGTATCACCAATCTTTTGAATTGAAATACTACCTTTTTTGAATTTAGCAGTTGATTCAGGAAAAACAGCACCCTCCGCAACGGCGGCGGCGGCTCTTACAATTGTATCTTCATCCCAATCGTAGTAACGAATAACACCGTTGTTATTACCGTCTGCTACTCTTAATTTAGGGAAAATGTCGTAAGCAGTTAATTTTCTGTGTGCTAATTGTCCTAAATCAGGTAAATCAAAAGCCTGTTCATTGTTTGTAATTGAACTTCTTAAAGTAAGAGCTTTTACAACAACTTCTTTGTTTGAACCGTTTGCAATTTCTTTTAACGCTTCTTTGTTTTCTGTCAATTGCTCTTCAAGGCTTTTTGCAGCTCCTTTAGTTCCTTTAGTTTCAATTTCTTTTACTTCCAAAGCTAACCCATCCAGCTTTTTCTGTAAATCTTCTGTTACTGATTTATCAGCATTTGCAGTTTTAACCGCTTCTAATTCTAGTTTTAAAGCATCGTAATCAGCTTTAGAAACCGTTTCTGTTTTGATTGCCTCAATTTTGCTATTTAACGCATCGGACAATGCTTTTACTTCTTCGTTCATTGTTTTTAAATTTTAATACTTGTTAAAAATTGTTTTACTAAATCTTTTTGAGTGTCCTCTGACGGCTCAATATCTAAAGTGTCTTTCGACGGCTCTTCTTTTGTTTCTAGTGTTGGTGTTGCTGAATTACTACCCATTACAACCGCACTACCCTCAACTACTTTCGCTTCTTTTACTACCCAGAAATAACCTCTTTCGTCTGCTGTTTCTTTGTTGGCAATACTTGGATATATTTCGTCCCAAAGCTGTTTGTATTCTTTATCATAATCGGCTTCGCTGTTAATAGCCAACTCTAATTGCACGTAACGCATACCTACTGAATGATTTTTAACCCATCCGTTAGCATATTGTTTAAGCATAAAACCATTACGCAAACGGTCAATAGTGCTTTCAAATACTAAAGCCTCTGTTTTACCATTATAAGGAAGTCCTAACTGCTTCCAAGTCATTGAAACAACCGAACCTTTGGCGCTATCTGAAATTACTTTGTCGAAATCCCTTTGATGTTCTTGTAAATGTAAGAATGTTTTATTATCGCTTACTGATTTATTCCAAATTCCGTTAATATGAACATCCCCGTGAGAATCAAGAAAGTTAGTAGTATTTATTACCACTTTCACATCCAAAGTATTAGGTAAATCAGAAGAGGCAATAGCTTTGTCAATATTGTTTTTAGATATATTTTCAATATATCCATAAGCAACCGCATCAGCACGTTTCTCAATAGATTTTTTAGTAGCAATCAATGTCTTTTTATTAGCAATTAATTCTTTAAATAGTTCTTCTTTGCTTTCAAATTCCTTATTAGGAAACTCTTTTACTACTATCATTTTCTAACTATTTTATTGTTTGATACGGCTTTATTTTTGGCTTGAATAGAAGCGTATAGACTAGGATTTTCTTTCTTAATCTTTTCCATATCCATTTGCTTATTTATCTGCTGTAAATTTAATTTCGTACTCATAACCCTAGTTTTAGTTTAAATTCATCACTCATTTTCTTTGCTGTTGGTATATCCATTACGCCGTTTTCAATAGCAATTTTAATAGCGTTTTGCATTTCGGTAAATGAAGCAATCTTATCGTTAACTACTGGTTGCATTACTGCTAAATGGTCGTAACTAGCTACTAACTTTTCTCCTTTCTCAATAAGTCCCCATTGTTGACTTAATGAGTTCATAGTGTTTTTAGCTGTGGTTTGTATTGAATTTTGTATGTAGGATATAATGCCTTGACTTTGATTATCAAACGTGCTGTCTTTAGCAAAGAAGTTTAAAACGTTTTTATTCATTTCAAAAGCCAATAGACATTTGTTGGCATCGTCCGCAAACTGCTCATCCAAATACAATTGCTTCATATTGCTAACCAAGTGGTTAACATCTATGTTTGCGTTGGTAACAATTAGGTTTTTATTATCTAACTTTCTTTCTATACTTGTTCGGTCTGCATCTTGTATCTGCGCCTCGTTACCGTTACTTTCATTTTTTGAAAGATACTTTTGCGACATTTGTAAGTTGATATTCTTACTCTTTAAGTTTTCGTCAATGTTTGATAATATCTTACTAATTCCTTTAACTCTACTTTGTGATTGAAAGAATGAGTTATTTGTAAGTCCATTTGATAAATCATACAACGGTATAAGTTCGGATAGTTTTAAATCATAAACTGTATCGTCCAAAGTGTATTTAATCTGTCTTTCTCCAAATGCTTTTTTATATTTATCGGTTACAATGAATTTATTAACTTTGTGAGCGTTGTTTAACTCAATATCACTAGGAATAAGGTTGTACAATGCTTTAGGTACATCGTTTGTAAATGCTTTTATTTGATAAATAAAGTCAGTTCCAGAAGCTGATAAAAACCACATTTGCTGAAAGAAGAAATCTTCTTTGGATTGAAAGTAGTTAGGTAGTGATAGCAACTTAACGTAAGGACTATTTTCTATAACTTCGCCTTTTGAGTTAAGGTGCTTTATATCCATTTGAGAATATAACCTTGCTCTTAATGCTACAATAGTCATTAAAACAGGGTTTTCTAATGATGCTTTTAAATACTCATTGCTATAAGCAAAAGTATTACCGCCATCTAAAAAGGAATAGGAAAATTGTCCCGCTCGATTACGCTCGACACGAATTAATTCTTTTCCAAATAGACTAATTGATTTAGTTATCATTAAAAATATCTCTGCTTCACAGCGTTAATAAATGCAATATTACAAATTTAATTTTATATATTGTAAAAAAATATTATTAAGTTAAATATCGTGTCCTAGCGTACCAATTTGATACGTATTTGCAAGCGTCTATTGCGTGGTCATTACCCTGCTCTGGTTCGTCTAATTGAATGCCTTGAACTATACGCCAAGAATGATTTTCATATTCTTGTTCTAAATTTTCACTCGACTTAGTATAATAAACTATTTTCTTTTGTAGTAATTCAATTCCAGCTTTTACACTCCCTTTTCCTTTGATTGCAAATATAATATTATAGCCACTATTTCTTAATTTTCTACCCTCTGTTTCATTTATTTCGTTTGAACTATCACAAATTATTTCAAGTCTTTTATCAATTGCTAAATTATGTAATTCATCCGATAAAGTACCATTCATTTTGTTCATTGGCTTATATAAAATCTCTTTAAAGAAAAATGTTTGATCACCATCAAACTTCATAGCTACTAATGTACTTGGAGCTGAAAGTCCAAAATCCATCCCGTAGTACATAGGATATGGTAATTTTTCAAAGTGTTCATCTGGAATTATTTTCCAATTCTTGAATATACGGTTTGGTTTTTCCGCTTTTAATCCTAACCCATAAACAGTCCAAAGATAATCACTAGCTGTGTTTTGTTGTATGTTATATGGAGTGGGTTCGTAACTTAGGATTTTTTTCTTTTGTTCTATGGGACAAAAAGGGTTATCTTTAAAAGTGGAATGTAAAACTATTGAATTATCTTGTTTTAATAAATCGTCGCTCCACATTTTACCAATAGGATTATAATCTAAAAATACAGTTCCGCTGCAACGCATATCTAATTGATTGAATACTTCTAATGGAACTTTGTATATTTCATTAAACCATAGATAATCTGAATGATAACCATGTACCTTAAGTTCATCATCTGTTCCCTCAATATAAATAGTTGAACCATTAGGGAATGATAAAGTGCTTTCTGTTTTATTATATTTGATACTGTCCCAATTCTCTAATGTAGGATAATATTTAAGCATATCCTGTAAAACAGTATCTTTACAATCTTTTTTTGTGTTTCTAAATACTGCTAATTTTGTTCGTTCTTTAGTCCAAGCTAATAACCAAAATATTTGAATTATAGAAAATGTTTTACTAGAACGAGAAGAACCGCTATTTATAATATATTTATACTTTTTAGATTGTAAGGCTTCCCAATTATTCTGAAATACTGGAGTTGCTTGTATCTTCATTTTTAATTATTTCAACTTGAATAGCCGTAGGTGTTTTAATGGTTTCGCCATTTGAAGTTATATCAGTTTTTTTAGGAGCTTCTACCCCTAATATACTAGCTATTGCTAGCAAAACGCTTTTACACTCTCGATAATCTTCTAAGGCGTAGTTTTTTTGATACAAATCATAAAATTGATTTAAAACTTCATTTTTTTTATTTGAAGTGTCACAATCAATATTTGATTTTATAATTTCTCTTGCTTTTCCTAAGTATTCGTCTGTTTGACGTTCGCCTATTTTAAACTGTTCGGAGCAATATTGAATAATTTGCTTTCTTTGAAAACCTTGTAATAACATTAAATAAACAGTATTTACACGTTTTTCCATTTCTGAACTATCTGACTTGTAAATATCTGTGTTTCTTTTAGTATGTTTTTTACTGTTTTCCATAATTATTTATTAAAAAGGAACTGCTCCGCTCTCAAAAAATGATTGTTGATTTGGAATCGTTCTTCTGCTTGCTGATGTTCTTCCTCTTGTGCTTCCTCCTTTTTTACTTCTTGCCATTGTTTTTATTTTATTAAGTTAAACAAATTTTTATCTCTTATGCTTTTATTAATTGTTTTGTATTTTTCAATTATCTTGTTTTGATACTCTTTATTAAAATTATATAAATCCTCATTGTCTTCAATTACAAATTGTTCTAAATTTGAGCTTGAACGCATATTGACTGAACCGTGTATTATTATATACTTTCCTCCTTTTGTTTTGAATTGATATGTTTTACAATGCGATCCTGCAACTGCTAATTGGAAAATATTATTTTTATCTAGTTGTAAATAAGTGTTTTTTATTAATTTATGCCTTTCATGAGCAAAGAAATAATCTGAAACTATTAAATCTAATTTTTTAATATAATTAGCATTTATTAAATTTTCTAGAGAATCTATATTATCTTGCGAATAAGATAATGTAGAAATAATCATTTCTTCAACTAAAATATTATTTTGAACTATAAAAGCTTCGATAAAATCCCCGAAAATAAAATTTCCACTTACTAAACAAAAAACTCTATCTAAATTTTGAAAGTCAATATCTTTAACCAAATCAACTGCTTTTTGATATTTGAGTTTTTTATATGGAATATCTTTTGTTTTTGGAGGTTTTATATATCTATTTTCAAAATTATTATTTAGATTAATATTTATTTTTGAAAAAGATTCGTTAAAATTAAAACTTTTTTCATTAAATTTTTCTTTTATCATAATCCATTACATCGCTTATCTAATTCGTGATATTCTTTATTATACCAATCATTAATTTGATTATAATAATGTTTTTTTTCTTCATAGCTAATATTCATTTGCCTTACTTCTAATTGCTTATTAGCCAATTGTTGTTTTAATGCATCAAATTCAGCATCACAATTCTTTTCACAAGAAATAAACAAAAAAAGTATAATTAAATATTTCATACCCACAAATATATAAAATTAATAATTCATTTTGCTAGGAATTATAACAAAAAATTGCTTTCGTTCAATTCTGTACATGGTATTAAGCAATGTTTTAATTTCTTGATTTAATCTAGTAGATTTCCTATACCCATATTTATAAACAAATCTTTCAATTTCTTTATCTGAATATCCAAGTTGTTTAGCGTGGGTTGATATTGTATGTATCATAACTTTTGTAAGAATTTATCATTGTAATCAAATTCAAAACTTACAAAACCATCTTGTTTATCCAAGTATCTAAATGTGTAAATCCAGTGCCATTTTATTGTGTTGTTTATCCATTTTTCAGGAACTTGTAAATTCTTTGATATTGCACTCAATCGAATAGGTCTACCACTTGGAGAAATTTGCGTTTCAAAGTTGAGGTTTAGTTTTATTTTATTCAGGGAAATTGTGTTCATAATCTGTCCATATTAAAACTTTCATACCATAGCTTCTTAATTGTTCTATTCTTATTTTCTGCACCTCTGAAAGTTTACCCATAGGTCTTTTAACTTCGATGTACATCGTTTCTCCGTCGCGGTGACAAATCAAATCAGGGTAACCTGAATGTGATAGCTTAATTACTTTTAGACAAAGCCATCCATCTTTTGTTAGCTTGTTGATTATTTTTGTTTGAATCTGTTGCTCCAACATTGAAATCTTTTTTAAAAGTTGAGTTTGTATAATCTTTTTTTCCTTGAACTGTTTTGTAAATCTTTTCTTCAATGCCATTCTTTGCAAATATCCAAAAAATAGTATTTTCTTTTCGCTCTAGTGTAGTCATTCTATCTTTTGCCTGGAAATAACTAACGGCACTAAAATCAATATTCATAAAAACTAAATGGTCTGCATTTCTTAAGCTGATCCCCTCACGACCGCTCACAATCTGTAAAGCTATATTTTTATTAGTTGTGTCGAACTCATTTAAATCTGTAGTTAACATATCACAAAACACTTCTTTAAGCATTTCCAATTCTGCAATAAATTTATAAAAAATTCCTATCTTATATCCTTGAAATTTCTCTTTTATAAACTCGGCTTTTGATGTATCTATAACTCTAGTACTACCATCTTCAAACTTTATCGTTCCACTAAATAACTGGTGTGTTTTCTG